AATCTTAGTATTGGTGGAGAGTTAACTGAAGGTACAGATATGGAGACACAGAGCTTATCCGCAAGCCAGAAGTCTATTCAAGTTGGCGAACGTGGTAATGCTGTTGCTGTTTCTGAATTAGCTCTACAGAGTTCTTTTGATGATTTAATGCAGAGAGCTACTGACCTTCTAGCACGTGACGTTGCTCTAGTACTAGATACTGAGCTAAGAGATACTGCTTTAGGTGTTTCTAATGTAGTTTACGCAAGAAGTAACGCTGATGGCTCTAAGCAGTCTGGTAGAGGAGACGTTTTAGAGAATGATGGTTTAACTGTTGCTGTTATTAAAGACGCTGTTGAGATTTTAGCTACTAACAACGCACCTAAGTTTGACGGTAACTATTATATTTCCTTTGTTCACCCACACCAGTCTAGAGATTTAAGAGACGACCCCGCTTGGATTGAAGCTTCTAAGTACGCTAACCCAGACCAGTTATTTACTGGCGAGATTGGTAGAATTGAGGACGTTAGATTCATTGAAACTACTTTAATGCCTAACGCGGACGCCCCTGAAGAAGACCCAGCTTATGACGCAAGTTTACTTGTTGACCCTGACTCTACTCCTGATAGCGGAGACGAATATTCTATTTACAAGTCTATCGTATTTGGAGAAAGTCTTTATGGTTATGCTGTAGGTCTTCCTGTAGAACTTCGTGACAACGGTGTTCAAGACTTTGGACGTAAGCATGGTCTTGCTTGGTATGCTATTTGGGGTGCTGGAATCCTTCACGAAAATAGAGGAGTAGTTGTTGAAACTGCATAAATCTACTAATAGGAGGTAGTGAAAGATGGATAAATTTACAACTGAAGAGGTGTATTATTTAATTAATCACCCTAAAGAGTTCAAGAATAAATTGAACGATATGGTAGACCAGATTAATACTAATACTGCTTAAGTAAAATAGAATAAAGAGGGGGGAGTTAATTCCTCCCTATTTTTATAAAAAATCAAGGAGGTAATTGATGTGGCTAAAAAAGAGAAAGTAGAATGTCAATATTGCGGTAAAGAGTATTCTCCGAGAGGAATCAAGACTCACGAGAACGCTTGCTCAGAAAACCCTGAGAATAAAGAAGAGTTTAATATTGTTAACGATGAAGAAGAAGAAGAAAAGAGCGAAGAGAAAAAAGATTTTGACTTAGTTAGTAAAGAGACTAAGGAAGCGGTTGAGGAAGAAGAAGACGATGTTGAGATAGATAGTTCTGCTAACAATTCTCAGCCTTCAAGAGTAACTGTAAAGCTGAGACAAGATTTTAGATGTAACATTGGTGGAATGTGGTACGACTTTAAAGAAGATAAAAGATATACCGTTTCTCCTGATGTGAAGAGGATATTAAGCGAGAAAGATTTGCTAAAACCTCTTTAAAAAGTAAGGGGTGATTAATTTGTCTGAAGAAAAGATAGAATGCCAATACTGTGGAGAAGAGTTTTCTAAGCGCGGTATAAAGAATCACGAGAAATACTGCGAAGAGAATTTAGACGACGTGAAAAAAGAAGATGTTGTTATAACTCCAAAGAAGACATTAACTTTGAATGTTAAAGGAAGTCATTATAAATTATTTAGAGGAAGAGATAAGAAAGTTCCTGTCGAAGTTGCAGAAGCTTTAGAGAAAATAAATCTATGTTAGATAGGAGGTGCAGATAGTTGCCTACAAATTTAGTTGAATATCTAAGAAGAAGTTTAAGACTAGACAGCGCGATAGACGACGACCCAGCATATACAGTAGACGCGCAAGAAATGGAAAGTATATTAAATACTACTTTAGAGAATATAGACTCTAGTTACGGTATAGTCGATTATCCGAGCGAGATTCAGCCTGTCGTTATTCTTTTAGCTAAGAAAGAAGTTTATTGGAGACTAGCTACCGCTACTGCACCTTTATACCCTCTACAAGCTGAGGGAGCAGGTTTACAGCAAAACGTTAGATTCGACCATTATGTAACTTTAATTCAGAAAGTAGAAGAAGAGCTACAGACTAATTATAAGGGTTTATTGGAGAGCTTATCTTATCCCGATATTGCTAATAATATTGGAGACGTAGTAATTCCTGATAGATATTATACTCAGAGGAATTATAGTCTTGCGTCTGCGCCGAAAGCTGATTTAAAGATTGATACAATTTATTCAGATAAAGTTGAGGTAAGTTGGGATAAATTTGATGTTACTGACGAAGACGGAAAATTTGCTAATTATAATCTTTACTTATCAAAAGAGCCTGTCCTCGATTTTTACTCTGACAAGGTTATAGATACATCGAGCGCCAGAAAGATATTTATTAGTGATATCCATAGAACAAAGTATAGAGTTAAAGACTTAGAGTCTGATACGACTTATTACCTGACTTTAGAGATAAAGAATTTTAATACGTTATCGGGTTATAGTGAAACCACCTTTACTACTGAGGTGAGTTAAATGGAACAGAATCAGATAGACCAAATATCGAGTGCTTTTTTGAATGCTTATAAAGAGTTTTTTGGTATGGAGATACAGTATATACCGTTTGTTAGAGGTGCTACCACTCAGAACGATTTTGAGAAGATGTACGCTGAAGCAGACACGTACGAGTATGATGAGACTAGTATTACTACCTTTTACGGGTCAATAAATTATGAGCCCGAAGAAAAAGAGATTACTAAGCTAGGTTTTGCCCCTAAACAGACAACCGCTCTAATAACCGCTGTTACTAAAGAGCTTGTAGATAAAGGTTTGGTTAATTCTACTAATAATATCTCGTTTGAAGATAAGATTAGAATTGAAGATAGATTTGGAAATACTTCTGATTACATTATTACTAATAGAGGTAAGAGTGTACAGTTTAGCGATAACTTTGTATTCTCTAAAATTGGAATACAGGAAGAAAGTGATTTCAATGAGTAAACTGACTGGAGATTGGAGTAAAGCGAATTCTATATTCAATAATCTTGGAGACTTTCAAGAAAAAGCGAAAGCTCTATTTAAAGATAAATTCGCGCGAGAGATAGAAGTTAAGCTTAAAGAAGATATTATGAAACAGAATCTAGACTTAGCTCCTTTAACAAAGCCGTATGCTAGTAAGAAACAAGGGAATACGATACTGGTTAATAGCGGGGAGTATGTCGGTAGACTTAAAGTTATAGAGATAAAAGAGAAAGACAATTATTTAGAAATAGTTGTTGGAGCGAGCGGTAAAGATAAGCATAGCTCAGGATTGACTATAGCCGACTTAGCTATGATGATTGAGTACGGTACTAGAAATCAACCCGCAAGACCTCACTTTAGATTTTCGTGGGAGAGAATGCAGTTTGACGCTAAGAACGAAGTTAGAGATATTTACACTAAAGAGTTGAAACGTATTTTAAGTGGACGAGGGTAGGTGTATTTATGTATAAAGATATGTACGAAGTGCCTACGATAAATGACTATAATCTAGCTTTATACAATAAGTTAGTGAATAAGACTAAAACCGTTACTAACGATGACGGGGATTCTTATACAGAAGGTTTTGCTGAGATAAACGATGAAGATATTTTAGTAACATACAAAAACCCCGAAGCAGAATTTAGAGTTAAACAAGTCCCTGCAATCGTTTTATATAGACACAAGATTATGTATGACCCTAGTAGAGATACTAATGACAGTATGGTGTACGTTAATTCTTGGATTGACGACGAGACTCCTAAAGATGTAGTTAAGAGGGATTATCCTGTCCCGTTTAATATTTTCTACTCAGTTGAATTTTATTTTAAAAGAGAATTTATATCTCCTTTTATTTCGCAGTATATTATGTCAAAATTGCCGAAAAGAGGAGTGCTAAAGATTAACGGTCAGACTTATGGTATAGACTTAGAGGAAGCTCCGTCTTTAACTGATTTTGGTTATAAAACTTTTGGTGAAATGGGGACAAAGCGAGAAAGTAATGAGCGATTACTTTACAAGTTAGAAGGAGAATTAGACCTAGAAGGTGACATTTCTCCTAGCAATGTTGTCCTATACCACCCTGAGTTTAATGTAAATAAGAAGGAGGAATAATGTTATGGTAAAAGTGCTAAATAAGCTTAGACAGCCTTTGGTTATTAATATTGTCGATGGGGAAGATATTCATTTCCTATCGCGCGAAGAAAAAGAACTGACTGAAGAGCAGTTTAACAGTAAGCGAGTACAGAAGTATGTTGACTTAGAAGACTTAATTGTGTTAAGTGTTGATTAAATAAAAGGAGGGATTGAATAGTGGAAACTTTACGCCCGGGATTGTATTTTCAAAAGAAAAGAGGAGTACCTCCTATGGAGGGGGCTTCTACTTCAACAGGAGCGTTTGTTGGAGTTGCTGAGAAGGGAATTGTTGGTAAAGCTTATTTGATTACAAGCTTTAATCAATTTGTAAATACGTTTGGAAGTTATATGAATGATAGCTATTTAGCTTATGCTGTACGTCACTTCTTTCAGAATGGCGGGTCTAGATGTTACGTGACTAGAACTTGTCATTATACTGAGGGAAGCCCTGATGCCGTTAAAGCGACAGGAGAGATTATGGACGGAGCAACAGAGTCAGCTACCGCCATCACAGTTAATGCTACATCTGAAGGTACTTGGGGTAATGGTATTGAGTTTAATGTTACCCAAGTTAACGATGTAGATAATGACGAGTTTGAAGTAGAGATTACTTTAGACGACGAGATTGAGAGAATTACTGGAGAAGATATTGAAGAGTTAGAAGCTGAGATTAATTCACGTTCTAACTTAGTTAATGTTATCATCGTTTCTAGTGATTTTGACGCTACTGCTACTGTTACATTAGCAGATGGAGAAGACGGTTTAGACCAAATTGGAGCTACAGATTATGTAGGAGATTCTGCTACAGGTAATGGTCTTTATTCTTTCGACGAGTTTAACGTAAATATTGTTGCGGTTCCAGGAATCACAGCGGAACAAACGCAAGTTGGACTCAAAGACTACTGTATGCAGAGAGAAGATTGTTTTGGTATTTTAGCCACACCTAAGAGTACTACTCCACAAGAAGCTGTAACTTATAAGCAAGAGAATAACATTGAGAGCGATTTAACCGCACTTTACTATCCGTGGGTCGAGGTATCAGACCCTATAGGTAGAGGTAAGAATCCTACTAAATGGTTACCGCCTACAGGAGCTATTGCTGGTATCTACGCTAGAACAGACGCTACAAGAGGGGTATTTAAAGCACCTGCTGGTTATGATACTAATTTAGTCGGGGTATTAGACGTAGAGTACGATGTTTCAGATGGAGAGCAAGATATTCTTAACCCTGCTAGAGTTAACGCTATCCGTTCGTTTGATAATGCGGGTATTGTTGTTTGGGGAGCAAGAACTTTATCTAGCAACCCTGATTATAAATACGTAAATACTTCAAGAACTGTTCTCTATATCAGAAACTCATTACTTAATAGT